CGTGGTATATAGGGCGTAACCCTAACCATGAAATTATGTCTGTGTCCCACAGTGACCAGCTGGCTAGTGACTTTGGTCGTAGTGTAAGGGACTTGGTAAACACAGAAGACTTTCAGCGTGTGTTTAAGGGTGTTCAGCTACGCAGTGACGTTAAGGCTGCAGGTAAGTGGAAGACGAACCACAATGGCTCATATTACGCTGCAGGTGTTAGGTCACAGATTGCAGGTCGTGGTGCGCACCTTGCCTTACTGGATGATGTAATGTCAGAGGAGGATAGCTTTAGTGAAGCTGGTAGACGTTATATTAAAGAATGGTGGCCTTCTGGTCTACGTACTCGTCTTATGCCTAATGGGGCTATTATCATTATTAATACTCGCTATCACTTCGATGACCTGTGTGGCTGGCTGCTAAAGCAAGAGAACGACCTAACAGAAAACAAGTGGGAAGTAATTAGTATTCCTGCTTGGCTAGATGAAACAGCTGCCAATCTGTTGGGCTTGCCAGAAGGTACTAGCTACTTTCCAGAATGGAAGACTGACGAGATACTGCGGATTGATGAGCAGGAGATACGCTCAAGCAATGGTAGCCGCTACTGGGATGCACTGTATATGCAAAACCCATCGCCAGAAGAAGGCGGCATTATTAAAAAGAAATGGTTTAACTGGTGGGAGTATGAAGACCCACCTAGTTGTGAAATGTTAATACAAACCTATGACACAGCATTCTCCACCAGTAAGACTGCTGACTATAGTGTGATACAGACCTGGGGTATATTTCACCAGATGGAACGTAATGAGTATGGTGTTGAGTCAGCCGTACCCTGTCTGATACTGCTGGGTAATGTCAAGGACAGGTTTGAGTATCCAGAACTTCGGAGGGTAGCGCAGCATCTTTTCCAGAAACACAGACCAGATGTGTGTATCGTGGAGAAGAAAGCTTCAGGGCAGTCATTGATACAGGACATGCGTAGAGCAGGTCTGCCTGTGTTAGAGTATCTGCCTGACAGAGACAAGGTAAGTAGGGTATATGCCTCTACTCCAATTATGGAAGCAGGTAGGTTGTATATACCACGTGGGAAAGAATGGGCTAATGATTTGTTTGATGAGTCTTTAGCCTTTCCCAATGGCGCACATGATGACCAAGTGGATGCTATGACTATGGCTATCCAATATATGAAGGACAGCTGGAATGTAACACACCCAGATGACCCTAACTGGGAAGATGATTATAACCCAAGACGCACAAAGAGGGTTGGATACTGGCGCACTTAGGTGTATAATATAGGCAATTGTATTTTAATGGGGTTACTATTATGGATTATAAACAAGTTCTTTTTAATAAAATGCGTGTTTCTGAAGATGTGTTAAACAAGCAGCCAAAAGAAGTACAAGAATATTTTAAAAAGGTTTTAAAAAATACCAACATTCCAGAAACAGAGGCACTTGCTCGTGCTAAAGCGCAAGTTGAAATTGATAACCTTAAGTCTAAATATAGAGGACCAACAAAACCTGGACCAGGCGAAGGTCCATATATAGGCAATCCATCAAAACTTGTTGATGTAGGTAAAGCAATAGATGCTGAAAAAACAAGACGAACACAAGCCATAAAAGAAATGAAAGAAAAATTAAAATCTTTAAAAGAAAGAGAAGAAAATATTCCTGCTTTAAAAAGAAAAAAAGGTGGTAGCATTTCTAAATCTAAAAAGCCTCGTGGCATAGGTGCTGCACAACGTGGCTATGGTAAAGCACTAACTGGAAGAAAGAAGTAAATGGCTAAAAAACAAATAGAGGTTGCCCCTAATAGTGGTGTATCGCCAGAGCAAGCTTTAAGTAATTTAGAAAAGGTTGACCTTATTGGAAAACCAATGGCTAAATTACTTAGAATGGTTGGTACTGGTACTCTTGATGGTAAAATGCCTGGAAGTGGTTATGCCCAGACTATTAAACAACAACTAAGAATGGCTGGTGGAGTAGCTCCTAGAAAGAATGGCGGTAAAGTTTCTAAAGGAAAATCTAAAAAGCCTCGTGGCGTAGGTGCTGCACAACGTGGCTATGGTAAAGCACTAACTGGAAGAAAGAAGTAAATGGCAACTGAACGTAATCCTTATGACCGCATTGAAGGCGACAATGTAATTCAACTCTCAATGGAAAGAGAAATGGAAGGCGGTGCTTCGATTGAAGTAGACCCTGAGACTGGTGAAGTAGTTGTAGACTTTGAACCAGCAGAAGAAAGCTATGAAGTTGAGGTTGATGTAGATACAGGGTTTTATGAAAACCTAGTTGACCTGCTTGATGAAGATGACCTGAAGGACATTGGTCACACAGTTATTGATAAGTTTGAAGCAGACAAAGATTCTCGTGGTGAATGGGAAAGCATGTTTGAAAGAGGCTTTGACCTACTAGGTCTTAAGCTTGAAGACACAAGCGAACCATTTGAAGGAGCAGCTACAGCTGTTCACCCACTACTGATTGAGTCGGCTGTTAAGTTCCAGTCTAAAGCTTCACAAGAATTATTCCCTGCCAAAGGTCCTGTCAAGGCACAAGTCCTTGGGGAAGAAACATTTGAAAAGATTGCACAGGCTAACCGTGTTCAGAACTTTATGAACTATCAGGTTACAGAACAAATGCCTGAGTACTTTGATGAGTTTGAACGTATGCTGTTCCACCTACCGCTTATTGGTTCAGCAATTAAAAAGATTTACTATGACGCAAGCCTTGGTCGCCCAGTTAGTGAGTTTGTTCCTATTGACCAGTTCTATGTGTCCTACTACGCTAGTGACCTGCTACGGGCAGATAGATATACACACGTAATTTATCGCAGCCCTAACGAATTGTTCCGTCAGATTGATGCAGGTATGTATGCCGATGTAGATTTACCAGATGCAGGTGTTCCTAATTTGTCAGGTATGGCAGAGAAGATGGACACTGTATTGGGTTTATCACCAGCAGGTGACAATGACCCACAGTATGTGTTGCTTGAGCAGCACTGTTATTTAGAAATTCCTGAAGACAAGATGGCTCGTGGAGAGGGCGTTGCTTGTCCGTACATTGTTACGGTTGAGGAAAAGTCGGGACAGGTTCTGTCTATTAGAAGAAACTGGAACGAGGGAGATGAAAAACATACTAAGAAACTTCACTTCACGCATTATCGTTATGTACCTGGCTTTGGATTTTATGGTCTTGGACTTATCCACTTCCTTGGTAACCTCACAATGTCCGCCACTGCAGCAATGCGGTCACTACTTGATGCAGGTCAGTTCGCTAACCTTCCTGGTGGCTTTAAGGCAAAAGGCGTTAGAATTGTCGGAGACAACGACCCAATCGCACCAGGGGAATTTAAAGAAGTAGAATCGACAGGGGTAGACCTATCGAAGGCCATTGTGCCACTACCATTTAAAGAACCATCACAAACTTTGTTCAACATGTTGACCTATGTCACGGGTGTTGGTCAGAAGTTTGCCGACAGTACAGAGCAAGTCATTGCAGACAGCGGTGGCTATGGTCCTGTCGGTACAACGATGGCATTGCTAGAAGCTTCAAGTAAGTTCTTCTCCGCTATCCACAAGCGTCTACACAAATCACAGCGTGACGAGTTTAAGATTCTGGCACGTGTAGACTACGAATATCTACCAGACGAATATCCTTACGACCTTCCAGGTTGCTGCGAGAAAGTATTAAAGTCAGACTTTGATGGACGTATTGATGTTGTGCCTGTGTCTGACCCTAACATTCCTTCCAATGCACAGCGAATGATGTTGATTCAAATGGTACAGCAGATTGCAGCACAGTCAGAACCTGGAATGTTTGACATGGAAGCAATTAACCGTATGCTTCTTGAGTCAGCCAATGTTCCTAATGTGGAGAAGCTTATGCCACGCAAAGAGGAAGCTATACCTCGTGACCCAATGTCTGACATTAGACAGGCCGCACAGGGCAAACCTATTAAGGCATTCCAAGGCCAGAACCACGATGCACACATTGCTGTGAAGATGGCCTTCCTACAAGACCCAACCAATGCACAAAACCCAACAATGCCTCGCATTGGTGCTGCATTACAGGCTAATATTTCAGAGCATACTCTTTTGAAATACGAAGAACAGCTTGGTGGTCTTATGCAGCAAGCACAGCAAATGGCTGCGCAAAACCCAGAGATGGCTATGCAGATTCAACAGACGCTGGCTAATGTACCAGAACCAGAAGCTGCTGTACAGGCACAAGCTGCACAACAACTGCTACAGATGCATCAGCAGATTATGCAAGGCGGTGCTGCTTCCCCTGAACAACAAATGGTTCAGATTGAAGCGCAGCGTCTGCAAGTTGAGCAACAGAAAAATCAAACGCTGGCTGCTAAAGAACAAGTTAATGCTGCACTTAAGAGCCGTGACCTTGACCTTAAAGAACAGAAAATCTTCTTGGATGCACAAGAAGCAGGTGTGTCTGAACAAATGAAAGCTATGCAGAAGGAGGAAGACCGTAGCAACAAACGTGCCATTGAAGCACTTAAACTACTAGGTGACCTTCTTAAAGCACAAGAAGCAAATGATTTAGAAGAGTCTAAAGCTACAGCCAATATTCTTATGGACTTGATTAAATCAGGAAACGTTGTTTAATGTTATATGAAGAATTACAAAAAGAATTACAAAAAGAAATAGAAAATATTAAAAATTCCCTTGCATATGGAGCAAGTTCGGATTATGCTAGTTATCGTGAGCAGGTAGGTAGGATTGCAGGAATAGAAACTTCTATTAACTTAATCAAAGATTATTTGAAAAAATATAT